GATAGCGTGACAATCAATAATGTCTTTACCCAGTTGGTGTTGAGAACACCAGCCAGAGAATTGCCATATATCATAATATAAAGCATCTTTTTGCTCTGTTGTAAGTTTAGAGTTTATTTCCTGGCCTAACCCATATGTTGTGTTCGTAAAATAATCGAAGAACACCCACGCTGGGTCAGTAGACCATTTAGTAACATCATAAGATGTGATAGCACTTCCATATCCAGATGATTGCCAAGATGTAAATTCAGAATAAGTTCCAGGACCAGGTCGTTGTATTAGTTTACCACCAACAAAGAAACCAACTTCTGATAATGTAGTTTGACCGTCACTTTGTGGTGGACGATAGGCTACTTGAGCATATGAAATTGCTGTGTCATCAAGTGTGTTTGTAAACGATAGTGCTGGTAGAAATCTTGCTTTTAAGTTACCTGCGTTTCTTGTTGGTTGTGTCTTTCTGTTAGGACTAACACCACCTTCAATCTCTGTAATTGTTGTTGTCATAGTGCCTGTTGCTGTAGGCATTGTGCCGTTGTAACTAGCACCTAATCCTACTGGTCCTGTAACTGTAACAACATTACCTGATGCTGTTGCTGACCAATCAGGAACACTTGCAAAACTTGATATCTCACTTGCAATCAATCCTGCTGTTGTATCATTATCTGTTGCACCAGTCACTTGAGCCATAATGGCTACACCTTTAACAGAACATAAGAATGTGCCTACATAATTCGTCACTGTGATTGTGAATGTTGGCGCACCATAGGCTGTAACTGCTGATGAACGAATACTTCTGTTATCTAAACTTGAACCGTTGCTGTTTGAGATAGTTAATGTGAGAGCAACATCACCAATCGTTGCTGTTGTGCTTGAGAATTTAATTCCATTGTCTAAACAAGTTTGTATGTCTGGATTTGCTCCAATTAAAACTAAACTTGATGTATTCTGTCCAGATGCTGTAACTCCTACTGGGACTGTAACTGTGTTTACTGTTCCTTGTGAAACAGCAATTGTTAATGTGTCTGTAGATGATGGGTCATCATTTGTAACTTCGATAGTCGGTAGTGTGACTGTTGTTGCCACGCCATCGCCAGGATAAGAACCATCTTTACCTGTAACAAACGGAATTGGGGCTAATGTAGGAACTGTAACTGTGCCTGATGTTCCTGCACTTCCTGAATCTCCTGCCGAACCTGCTGAACCGCCATCGCCAATTTCTCCTGGTTCTCCCATAGAAGAATAGTCCCATACAAGTAATGGGTCAGGATGTTTAGTTGTTGACCATAGTCCTGATACGATTGCTGATGCACATCTTTTGTTTGCTAATTCATAATCTTCAACACCTGTTTCTGCTGGTGTATAATTAAATCCGTGGTCTGGTGCAAATTGATTAAACGGTGTAACTGCTGTTTCGCCTGTGTCATATAATCCACCATAACCATCCATTGCGTCACAGACTGATATGCCTCGTAAGTAAGTATTTGTCGAAATAGTCTTTTCGTCACTGCTTACGCTTTCATCAATCCAGGCATAAACTTTAACTGTGTTTGATGCGTTTAGAATTTGGTCAGGATAAGCCTCTAAATAATCAGACAATGTCCAATCTTTGAATTTATAATAATTAACATCTGTTGAATTACAACTACCAAAGCCAACTAAAGCGCCAATCTGTTGTGTTCCATCTGCTTTAGTTCCTGCGCCCGCATTCATACTTGACATTGTTACATCGTGTGTGTATTCGTATGGTCCGTTCTTTAAGTGTGTAATTGTAACTGAATCTTCGTGTAGAATAAATTCTCTACCACATAATTCTGTTGTATAAACAAGATAAACTTCTACTGATGCTGTTGTTCGTGTAATTGTTGTTGAAGTTTGACCATCATCTGCGACTGTAACATTTGGTGTTAAACAATCTAAATCACCACTATCTGCGCCTTCTAAATCTGGTCTTTGAGTTCCACATAATGTAATGTTGCCATCAATCGCTGTAACAACTGTTTCTATTTCTTTATAAATGCCATCAGGAAAATACATTGTAGCACTGATAGTATCAACTGTTTTATCAACATCTACAAAGTCAATATCTGATGCAAAATAAGGTGTTGTATCGTCTGCTTCTCTTAACGGAGCACCTTTACCTGTAACAACAGTTGTTCCTGTAGTCGGTGGTTCTGTGATTGTAACTTCAGTTTTTGTTGTTCCTTCAGTTTCAACGTGAGTGGGTGGGGGGTTCCATTGAGTATATTTCAAACCTGAACCATCTGATGGGCCTACACCACCTTCTCCTCCAGTCCCGCCGTCACCCCCGGTGCCTCCTTGGCCACCATCTCCACCAGCACCACCATTATATTGGGCTCCGGCTTCGTTGAGTAGACTGTTGAAGGACTTTGCTTCCCATCTTCCCGCTGATGCGTTCCAATAGAGAACATTGTTAACTCCTTTAGCGGCTGTAACATCGCCCAAGTCGTTTAATAATGTGTCGTTAGTTGAGTCATCTAACGCTTCAATTTCAACACCAATTAGTGGATTTGTTAATTCTAATGTTGCTGTTTTTTTGTTTAATGTGCCATCACCAAGTGTCATTTCGAATTTAACATCTCTATGATTAGCAACATTAGTTGATGGGTCAATAACAAATGAATCATTGATAAGAACATCTTTTAGATGGCCAATTGAATTGACACTGGCACTGCCTGCTCCTTCAAAGTCAGCAATATTATTATCTGTTAATTCAGCAGGTCCTAGGATAGGTCCTTCAGAGATGGGGAATTTGACACTTTGAACAACAACTTCAGCGTCAAGTTCACTAGGACTTTGCCCTTTGTCGAATTGAGTATTTGACATCCCAACGTGTCCGTAGATAATTGGAATAATGTTCTTAGGCATTTGATAGCCCATATCAATACCATCAGCAATCTTTAATGCGTTTTCTTCCGATGTTTTTTTGGAGACAGTAGATAGCAAACTACTAATACCGTAATTATCCGCAAAATGCCCTATTTTAGATTTCTGAATTTGTTGTGCAAGTGTTGTCTTAATGAACCCTGCTAAATCCTTACCTTCCCAACTCTCATTAAACATATTTTATATTTCCAATTTTCTAGCACTTGGTCTATCTAATCTCTCTGAACCAAGGCTTGGGGTTAAAGTAAATGAAATTGTTGATGGGTTTAATTCATCAACTGATTTGACATAGAATACTTGAGGAATAATTAGTGTTGATATATTATAGAAAAAACGCTGTCTTCTTATACGAAGACCACGATAATCCATAAGACCAAATCCTGATGTTGCTGATGACCAGTCTGATATATCCCATAAACTATCGGCTGCTACTTTCAGTTTAGGTTCAGCAATACTACCTGTTAAATCGCAACTAATACCTGATACTTCGAAGTCTATTCTATGAAATGTATGTGAACTACCATCAATCCAATTTGCTACCACTGGAACATATGAACCTGATACTTCATTGTGTTCTGTTGAAAGATAAACACTTGATGAACCACCAATTGAAGTAAAGTCAAATTCTAAACATTGAATAGTGCCTTCAGTAACAAGTTTTTGTGATTGAATAGTAGGAGTTGTCATTCGCCAAACACCTCAATCATACTCGCGGTGACTGTTCTTAATTCGTTACTGGTCATATTCACTTCAAATGATTCTAAATAATATGTGCCTGCTAAGTCTAATAGTTCGTTTGCTGAAATTGAAATAGCATCGGCATCATCGTGTCTTGCTTCATAAAAAGCAATTAAAGTTGCTGCCTCACTTTGACTTAAATGTTCCTGAACAACAGATAGTTTTCTTCTGCCGGCATATGGACCCCAGGAACTTCTTTGAATATATCCATCACCAAATTCAACTAATCTGTGTCTAGGTTCTGATGAATAACTTGTTTGTAAACTTAATTTTGTTTGATATGGTAATGCTGATGCCATTAGATAAGTCCTCCATAGCCTTGATTCTGTCGTAATAATTTAGTAGCAACTTGCATTGATATACCTTCGATATATTGCTTCATTGCTTTACCTTGCATCTGACCACTACCATCTACATCAACATTACTGATGTGAAAATTGATATTGGCATTTGCTGTAGAGGCGCCTATCTTTGACATAGATGTAGATGCACCAGAACCAACACCAGAAAGTGCTGATTTGAATGGTGTTATTCTTGCTGGTCCTGTAATAAATTCTGGTCCTTCTTCACCAACAATACCAAGTTTACCAGATGCTAGAACACCACCGTCAGCAAATCCAGGTATAGACGGAATTTTTGATTTAATCCAATCACCTGCTGTTGATATGCCACCTGTAACTTTACTTTTAACACC